AACGTGAAGAGGTCTGTTGACCGGTAACTTTAGTGCACCGCGCGCCTTTTTTTTCTTCAATAGGAAAGGTTTGAGTAAATTCTTTTAATAAAACTTTTGTTAAATTTTCAAACTTATTAAACATATATATATTTATCTTTTATAGTAAGTATAATGAGATGAGTAAGAAAAAACGTTTACTAAAACAAAAACAAACTCACAACAATAACGAACATGCCAAAGATAAAAGCTTAATAGTACATCAGGCAGAAAAATTAGAAAGGCCGGTACAGATACGACAAAGGCCGGATTTAACTAATAAACAAAAAGAGTTCCTCAAATTAGCTCTTGACAATAATACAAAAATTATATTCCTATCAGGACCCTCTGGTAGTAGTAAAAGTTATTTGGCAACTTTAGCTTCTTTAGAATTATTAAATCTAAAGAAAGTAAGCGATTTAATTTATATACGCTCTATTGTCGAGAGTAGCGAAAACAAGATGGGATTTTTGCCGGGTAGTGCTGATGAAAAACTCTCTCCTTATCTTGAGCCATTAATGGAAAAATTGGATGAGCTGCTTTTTGTTGCAGATATCAATACTCTTTCTAAGGAAGGACGTATAGTCGGTAAGCCGACTGGATATCTTCGCGGGCTTAGTTGGAACGCAAAGAGTATTATAATGGACGAAGCCCAGAACAGCACGTTTAAAGAACTAGTTACATTAATGACTCGTGTTGGACATTTCAGTAAATTGTTTATCTGTGGCGACCCAATGCAATCAGATATTAACGGCAAAACCGGATTTGAAAAAATGTGTAACGTGTTTAATGACGCTGAAAGTAGAGAAAAGGGCATTCACGTGTTTTACCTCACTGAGGAAGATATTGTTCGTAGCGAGATAGTTAAGTATATAGTTAAGAAACTAGAACTGTACAACAAAAAGGGCCAGAATTAATAAATAATATTCCCTAAACAGACTAGAACTTTTACAAAAAACTATTACTATGACTGCTCAAATGTCAAAAGAAATTTCTATCACTAAACGCTCAGGTAAGAAAGAAAAATTTACCGCGGATAAAATTAATAAAATGTTGCAGTGGGCCTGCGCAGATGTCAAGGGTGTTTCCTTTGAACAGGTTGCTATGAATGCTCATTTGCAATTCTTTGAAGGCATTACCTCGAAGGATATTCATAATATTCTTATCGAAGCAGCAGCAGGTTTGATCACAGAAGAGACGCCACAATATCAAGACGTGGCGTCTCGTCTACTTAACTACCAACTTCGTAAGCAAGTATGGGGCGGTAAGGATGCACCGCGTCTTTACGATTTTGTAAAGAATAATATTGAAGTAAATAAAGTTTACGACCCCGAAATCCTTAGTTGGTATGATAAGAAGGATTTTGATAAGCTTAATGATTATATCGATCACAATCGAGACTTTCATTTCACCTATGCAGGTATCAAACAACTTTGCGAGAAGTATTTAGTACAGGACAGAGTAAGTAAGACTATATACGAGACGCCGCAATTTGCATATATGCTTATTGCTATGACTCTTTTTAAGAACTATCACGAAAAGCGTCTAGATTATATTAAGAAAGCTTACAATGCATTTAGTAAACACAAAATTAACCTACCAACCCCGCTTATGGCAGGGGTGCGTACAACTCTAAAAAGTTATGCCTCGTGCATGCTCATTACCGTCGACGACACCCTCAAGTCTATCTTTGCAAGCAATAATGCTATTGGTTTTGCTACTGCCAATCGTTATGGTATTGGTATTAATTTTAGCCGGATACGGGCTACTAATAGCCCTGTACAAAACGGCACAGTGGTTCACACGGGCCCAGTCCCGTACCTAAAGATGTATGAGGCAGCTGTAAAGAGCTGTCATCAAAACGGCATTAGAGGGGGTAGTGCTACCGCTAACGTTGCCTTCTTTCATCGAGATATCGAAGAAATCTTAGTTCTTAAGAATAATGCCGGTACAGACGATAATAGGGTTCGTAAATTAGACTATTGCATTGCATTTGATGGTCTATTTTACGAACGCTTTCTTAAGAACCAAAACGTAACCCTATTCTCCTACCACGAAGCCCCTGAACTTTGGAACAACTTCGGCCTTCCAACCTTTAAAGAACTTTATGAAAAGGCTGAAAAAAATCCTAACCTTAAATACAAAAAGACTATCAATGCTCGTGAGCTCTTTATGTTATTTTCTAAGGAGCGATTCGAGACCGGGCGGATGTATGTGTTTAATGCAGATCATGTTAATACCCACGGATCATGGACCGAACAGGTAGATACAACTAATCTCTGCGTTGAGGTCACTCACCCGCTTAAGCCAATATACAATATCGATGATACTAACGGAGAGATTGGTGTTTGTATTCTTGCTGCGGTCAACCTTCTTGAAATCAAGGACAATGACGATATGCACAGTACCTGTGACGTTATTGTCCGTATGTTAGATGAACTTATCGATCACCAGAACTACTTCGCGCCCGCTGCTGCAAACTTTGCTAAGAAGCGTCGTAGTCTAGGTATTGGTATTACTAATCTCGCTGCTGTATTTGCCCGCGAAGGAGTTAAGTACTGGGATAAGAAGGCTCCTAATATTGCAGCACGGTTAATGGAAGCAATAAGTTATAACTTACTCAATGCGTCGTCTGATCTAGCAGATGAAAAGGGTTCATGTGAAAAGTATGACCTGACTAAATTCAGTAGAGGCATTCTACCTATTGATACCTACAAGAGAGATATCGATGAATTCGTTACAGAAAAGCTTCATTACGACTGGGAGGAGCTTCGTGCCAAAATTCGTAAGACTGGCCTTCGTAACAGTACGCTTACCGCTCTGATGCCTTGTGAATCATCAGCAGTTATTCAGTCTTCTACAAACGGTATCGAACCGCCACGCTCGCTTATTACATCTAAGCGCTCTAAGGCCGGTATTGTACCGTCAGTTGTACCCGGTGTAGAAAAGTACGGAGAGAATTATACTCTCGCATTTGAAATGCCCAGCAACGAAGGCTACTTAAAAGTTGTAGCAGCTCTACAGAAATTCGTTGACATGAGCATTTCTACTAACCTATACTATAATGTAAATAAGTACCCGGATAGAAAAGTTTCACAAAACGATCTTATCAAGGATATACTCACTGCATACAAATACGGTCTTAAGACTCTTTATTATACTAATACCTACGACGGAGATACACAAACTGCATTAAATAAACAAGTAAAGCCTGAACCAGTTAAGCAAGAGGAAGTAGTAGACGAGTCTGGCTGCGCTGGAGGGGCCTGCACACTATGAAAACTGTACTAAACAAACAAAACGTTGATTCACTTAAACAGCCCTTGTTCTTGGGTAAGGACTTGGCCATACAACGCTATGACCGTCTCAAGTATCCTAAGCTGTACGAGCTCTATGATCAACAGCTTAACTTCTTCTGGAGACCGCAAGAGGTTAATCTGACTAAGGACCTTTCAGACTATAAAAAGCTTTCTGATGAAGAACGCTTTGTGTTTGATAGTAATCTTAAGTTTCAGACGATGGGGGATTCGATGCTCTCTCGCTCTATTCATCAGATGATGCAGCATGTAAGCAACCCGGAGCTAGAAATCTGTATGAATGTATGGTCTTTCTTCGAGACTATTCATAGTAATTCTTATACGTACATTTTACAGAACGTTTACCCGGACGCTACTAAGTTCTTTGATTCTATTCTAGAAGATAAGGAGATTGTAAAGCGCGCAGACTTCTTGACTAGTAAGTACGACGCTTTAATGTCTAGTAGTAAGGACGTTAAGGAGCAAATTCTGGACGCAATTGTAGCAACTCAAATTATGGAAGGTGTTACCTTCTACGTTTCATTTGCTTGCTCTTTCTACTTCGGTTATCGTGGTAAGATGGAAGGTAATGCTAAGATTATTAACTTAATCTCAAGAGACGAGAACCTGCACGTCGCTATTACTCAAAACGTACTCAAGTATCTTAGAGATAATCCTGACGAGGGCTTCCAGTCTACGTTTAAAAAGAGCGAAGATAAGATCTATGAGTTCTATCGCGCTGCTGTAGAGGCTGAAAAGAACTGGGCAGACTATCTCTTTAGTAAGGGTAGCCTTGTTG